GATTCTTTTTTTTCCTCTTTTCCTAAAATAGTTTCATTTATGTGTCCGACAATATTATCAATGTGTCCATCACTTGTGTGTTGTTGCTCCAATATATTACGACCCATACTACTGATTTCAATCGTTCCTTCGTAAGCACCCTCTTTTGTTTGATTAAAATTATAGTTCGTAACAACACCCACATTTGCAGTATAATTACCTTTACCTTTTTTAATTCTTTTTTGAATGTTTTTCGACATCTTTAAAATGGTTTCTCCTGATAACTTATCTAATTGTAAATTATATGGCGTTACCCAACCCCATTCAAGTAATATATAACGACCAAATTTTAAAAATTCATCTTTAAATGTATCAAATTCTTTTGGGTCTGGAACATAAAAAGAAATGGTACTTTGTTTCATAAAGAATTCTTTAAATGTAGAAGTTATTGAAGTAATACCTGGTTTACCACGATAAGGATTACCATCTTTTATATTAAGTGGTTCATTGATTGGTTTTTTATTTTCATAATCATACAACGAGTTTAAGACTTTGACTTGTTCAGTTCCCTCATCTCCAATAACTACTGCTGCACGAGCCCAACAACTTCTTAAATATTCTCCTTGTATAGATTTTTGATTTACGGGACTTAATACATTTTCAGTATTTTGATTATAGTTTGATGCTTCTATTCTGTTGAATAGTTCTTCTTGTGTTTCTTTATGAATAAATGTTCTGAAAAAACTCATTAGTATCCACCTCCACCACCTCCTGATGAACCACCTGATGAACCACCTGAAACTCCACCACCACTTGAAACACTACCAACTGAACCAACACTTGTAATGAATTCTTCTCCGAGTTCATCTAAGTCGATAGGAATTCTATATTCTTTTCCTACTTTTAAAGATAAACCACCGTCAAATAGTTCTATGTTAGCTCTTGCGATTATCCACCAAAGACTTGGTGAACCATAATATTGATTGGCAAGATTATCCATACGAACTCCAAACCTACCTGTTATTAAAACATCTGTGTCTTTTTTTGCAAATGTAGGATAATCTTCGGTTGATAAATATCTTAAACTATTTCTGTCTTTTCTAATGATTGTGTCTTTGTATCTTGCCATAATTATTCTTCTTTAACCTTTAATGCGAAACTCTCTGGAACTTTCATATCGAATTGACGACTTTCTTTTTCCATATCTTTTTCAGTTGCAGCTGCTGGGTTTAGTTTTGGAAGTTTCTTACCAATATAAGTGAAGTCTACTGAAACATTACATATGTGAGTTAATTGGTGTCCTTCTTTTGTTTCCCAATTAGATGATTGTGGTATTGTTAAATTTATAGATGAGAAGTATCCTGGTTGGTCAACATACAAATCTCCAATGGTTAACTCAACAAAAGGTGCTTTTGGTCTTGGTTCATTATCTTCTGTTCCAAGTAAACCTGTATCATATAATGGTAATGTTAATTGTTTTAAATAATCTATTTTGTTCCACATCACTGGTAAGTCCCTTTCAGATAATGCCGCAACTTTAAATCCAAAACTTATACTTCTGGTGTATCCAGAATAAACATAAGTTTGGTCTGCTCTACCAATGTATCGTGTTGGTGTGTATTCTGCTGATGAATTGTCCGTGATGTCCTCTAAATATGCTGGAAATTGAATTATTCTACCGGTGTTGACATCTTTTATTCTAAACTTTATAAAGTCTTCTGGTAATTTGTCCTGTATATCTATTAAAGTATTGTTAATCGTAAAATCACTATCTTTATCATTTCTCATATTGTAAGAAACTTTTATAGTTTTATTTTGAATTCTATCTGTGTCTGGCCCTGTTGATTGATTTAGTCCCACACTATTTGGACTTGCTTCTAAATAAGTTAAACTTTGATTTACTTGTTGGTTTATTTTTTTTTCTTTTTCGTTTCCACCAAGAAAGTTATCAGTTCTGGATATTAAATTTTGTGCTAATGCAGTTGGGTCATATACTCTGGTATCTTTTTGTGCGTTTTGTGTATGTAATCCAAATTGTTTTGCAACAAATAACGCTGTTTTTTCTACACCAACATCTTTAACTGCTTGTGCTGCTTGTAATCTTCCTTTTACTTCTGGTGGTAATGTTGTTCCGGTTTCTCCTTGAAAAGTTGAGTTTATTTCTCCTAGTGAAGTATCACGACCAGTATTATCTCCTTGATTGGTTTTAAAAGTTCCGTTAGATGTATTAGTTCCACCGACCTTTGAATAATCAAATCTAAAATTACTTAGTTCTGATTGTCGTGTGACCATTGGTGAGTTTTCTTTTGATACCTCATCAAGAGTTGTGATGTCTGAAAGTCTTGTATCTATGTCTTTTATACCAGCCATTTATTAACTCTCCTTTGGTGTAGACATAAGTTCTGATGAAAATACTGGGAAATTTAACTTAGATGCTATGTCTTGTTTTCTCATTTGTTCTTCTGATTTACCGGTAAATCTTTTAGCTAAACTAAATATCATTGGTAGAAAACTTAAAGCGGTTATGATAGCTCCTACATAAGGAATAAATCTTGCACCACCTGCTAAAAGTCTTGCACCACCACCTGCTCTCGCCATTGTTGCTGCTTTTGCCTCTGCTTTAGCTAAATCAGTTGTGTGAAAACCCCTAACTCCTGGTATACTATATCTTCCTGTTTTTGCAAAGTTTTTTGATTCTCTTGGTGTAAAGGACGCTGCCCTTTTATCAAATTGAGTTTGAAACATACCACCAACATTTCTAGCCACTTTACCAGCTTGAAAACCAGCGGCTATCATCATAACCATTGTCAATTCTCTAACGGCATCTGTATTATCTTTTGTGTCATTAGACTTTAATTGAACTTCTCCGGAAACTAACTTACTTAGTTCTGTTGTGGTTACTCCAAGTGCTTGTGCAAACTTCTTTCTTTGAATAACATTTAGTTGATTGAATTCTGCTTCAGAACCAACTAGTTTAACGATTTCTTTTTGAAGTCCTTCTAAATCTCCTGCAAGTGATAACTCTCTTGCACGATTTAAATTTAATTGTCTTCCAATCAGTAATGACGCTTGTAATTCTGATTCGATACTTGATTGAAAGTCTAAAACATTTTCTGCTACCTTTCCAACCGTGTCTAATGATAAACCTAATTCTTTTGCTTGGACGGCGGCTCTACCAATGTTCAATCCACCATCTTTTGCAAAGTTTGCAAATAATTCTGTATTTTGTGCAATATCTGCGAATACATCTTTTGCCAGAACTCCTCTACGACCTGCTAATGTTGCTATTGAAGATTGAATATCAAGTGCTTGTCCTTGTGATAGTCCTGAAATTTCAGTTTGTGCTCTTAGGATTTTTGCAACATCTGTTTGTTCAACACCAAATCTTACTCCTAATACTTTTGCACGGAATAATTTTGTAAATGATGCGTTATTTAAATTTCCAAACGCATCTTTAAATGCGTCAAATGTAGAACCAAAGATTAATTTTTTAAATTTAGCACCAAACCCCATAGATTCTAAACCACCAGAAAAACCAAATCTTACCAAACCAACTAATGATGCTAATACAGCTGCACTACCGAGTGCAGATGATATACCTTTTGTAGCACCCTTACCAAATAATCCACCCGCCCCTTTAATTATTTCATCAGAGTTTTCAACAAAAATATCTCTCATTAAATTTTTACTATCAAACGCGTCTTGGAAAACAGTTCTAAACTCTTGGGCCATATTCTCTGTTATATCAGTAACACCCAATACATCTGACAAGGTATTACCTATAAGTGGTATTGACTTAATCATATCGTCTATGGAAGAACCAATACTTTTAAACATATTTGCCTGAACATTAACTATACGATTGGTTTCTTTTTGAATTTGTTGAATAGATTTCATCTTTTGGATAATCTCTACTCTATCGTGTAATCCCTCAGCGATTGCTTCTCTTTCTAATTTGTGTAAATCTACGGTGGTAAGAGTTTCTTCTGCGATTTTTTTAGAATTGTCTAATACATCTTTGGTTTTATCAACAATATCTTTTATGACTTCAAGTTTGGATTTTTCCATTCTATCAGTACCAGCGATAACTTTTGCAATATCCTCTCGTAAACCATATTCTTCGGCAATAACTTTTATATTCTCTTTTTGTAATTCAAGAGCATCATTAAGTTTTGTATTTTGCTTTTCTATTGCCTGTTCGACTTTTGTTTTTGGTGCCATATATTGTTGATTTTGTTAGTGTTGAAAAATAATAAATTATATACTATCTATAAAGTCTAATGCTGCATTATAATCTTTTTTAAACTGCGGGTCAGTTTTAAGTCTGCTTTCAATATCAGCTTTCATTTCTCTATCAATTTGTTTTATTTTACTGATATGTTTTTTAATAACTGGATTTTTTTCTAAATTTTTAACTGCAGTTTTTGCACGACTACGAGCAATCGCGTTCATCAATGAACCGATAAATTCTGGTATTATTTTTTTATCTTTTGCTTTAAAATTTGACATAATTTATTCCTACTTATTCAGTAATAAATATCAACTAACTTAACTTTTCATCACTCGTGGGTCAGATGTTTTTTTCATTGCTTCTTCGTATTGTTTACTTTCTTCTTCTTTTGATTTTACAAGAAGTTCTCCGTAGTATCTACGAAGTGGTAAGGGCATGTTATAAATTTCGGAATGTGTAAATCCATTTCCGTAATTTAAGATGTTAAAGATTTCCTCGTGTATGGCCGCCCTATTACTCGGCGGCTGGCCAAAAAAAGTCAATCCCTAAAGGAACTCCGACCTTAATTGTATTTCCGTTCCCAGTTGTATAGTCAACTGTTAAATCAACATCTGGTGCTATTGATTGAGCATATTGACGAAACGCTCTCGCATCTAATGCTAAAAATTCGTTATCAACAAATTTATCAATATTTGTTTGAGTTTTATCACCATCAATTGATTGTATTTGATACTTTAACCTTGTTGTAAGTTCTGTTGATACACCAGTTAATTTTTCTGCTTTTTCTAATGACTTCAACACACTTTCAATTTCTACTTCATCTTTATTAGTTAGAAGTTTGAACTCTATTTTTCTTTTTGAATTAGGTAGTTCAAATTCAAAGTTGTTTCCGTTTTCAAATAATGATTCATCAATCTTTTTATGACCAAGTGTAGATAAGTCAATTGTTGTATCTATTTCTTCGTTAGTATCTGGGTCTAAAATCACAACATTATAATCTTTTCCGTATCCTAAAACACGAGTTCCAACCATAAGTGCGTTTTTATCACCGATTAATAAGTCATCTAATTTTACTCCTGGTGTTGCAATTACACTTTGTAATAATCTTTCAATCACTACACCCTGTGTAATAAGGTTTTGAGATGTCAATATATCTTCTTCTTTTGCTGTCATATATTTAACATCGATTGTTCCACTACGCAAAGGACTATCTTCGGGATATAATAATCCCTTTGAAGGTAAAGATAGAACTTCAGTAGGAAAACCATACTGATTTTCAGCCATTGTTTACTCCTTGATTAATTAAGAATTAAAACTATTTTTTTCCACCAAGAACTTTTTCAGCACCTGCGATACCGAAAGAACCTAGTGTTACGAACACAAATGAATTAAAGATTACATCATTGATGACTAAATCTTTTCCTGCAATACCTGTTCCTAAATCTACTAATGCGAATAACACCATTGTTGCAAATGATGCGAAACCGATGATTGATTTTTCATTGTAATCGTTATTATCTTTAAATATTGCCCACATAACTTTCTCCTAGAATTGTAGTATTGCGTAGTCGTATTGTAAAGTAAGTGAGATATCAACTGGTTCATTAGATGCGAAATCTAATTCGTTGAAGTTTGCCTCTGTGATGAATGCACCTTTTAAAGTCCACTCCTCTACTTTATCTCCGACTGGCCCCAATACATTAAATGTAATGTCTTTTTTATAGAAGTCTGAATATCCATCACGACCTGTTACTGCCTCGTGATGTAGTCTTACCCACTCAATAACTGATTGTGCTCCACTTGGAACGATTGGGTCATATAAACTAACCGTGATAGGTTGCCAAGTTGCTTTACCTTTAACATATCTTTTTACATTGATATGGTCAAGTGTTACTGCTTCAAATTGAACTGATGGTCTTGCCATTGTTTTGACTAAAAACGCTGGAATTCCGTCTATTTGCATTATAAACCTATTTTTTAATTTAGGTTCAAATGGTGTAAAAAATATATCATTTGGGTCTATTAGTGCCACTTTATTTCTCCTATAAATTTATTACTTCAGTAATAAATATAACAAAATCAAAAAAAGTGTTGTGTTATAGACATATCTTTTTTGAAGTTTTTTAGAAGTTTTACTTGACATTGTCATTTTTTGTTTGTATATTATAGTATGATTGATGA